TGCGGGTTTAAAAACTGCTAAGAATAGTGACTTAGTTTTGGACAAGATTTGGATTAGTGTGCAGGATGATAGAACGCGTGTAAACCCATTCGATCATTTAGACATGGATAACCAAAAACAAGATTTATATAAACCTTTCTTTGTGGGAGGTGAAAACATACAATATCCAGGCGATACAAAAGCGAGTGCTGGAAACGTAATTAATTGTAGATGCGGGCTTAGGTACGAACCAAGGAGAGATAAAGACGGAATGTTAATATTAAAAAGCAATATGTAATGGAAATAGATTCTTTTAAAAATATCGCATACGACCTTAAAGACTTAGACGAAGCTAAAGGTGTTGTTGTTGCTTATGCTAATACATATAACAATAAAGATGCTGACGGTGATATGTCTGCTTTTGGTTCGTTTGATAAGACAGTAGTAGAGAACTTTAAACGTATTCGTGTGTTGAAAGATCACAATCCTACATTAATGATTGGCGTTCCTTTACATATCGATACAAAAGATACTTACGGTTTACTTACTACTACTCAATTCAATATGAAAAAGGATTTAGGGAGAGATATGTTTACAGATGTGCAGTTAATGTTTGATAACGGCTTAAATGCCGAACTATCTATTGGGTATAAAGCGGTTAAACGTGATCAAAAAAATAAATCAATTATTCAGGAGTATTACCTTGGTGAATATTCTTTTTTATCTAACTGGGCTGCTAATCCGTTAGCAACGGTTAGAGACATTAAAAGCATTAAAACTCATTACGGCATTTTGTCGTTAATTGAAAAATCATACAACCTCGATTATTCAGACAAAAGATTAAGAGAGATTGAAGTATTATTAAAATCACTTTCCAATGAGCCGTCAGATGATGACACTCTAGACGAACAGCCGATTATAGAGCAAATAAAATCATTTAGACAATCATTAATAACAAACTAAAATGGAATTAATGCTTTTCTTGCGTCAAGTGCCGAAGTAGGATTTCAAAGAATATCACTTACTACAGACGAATTAAAACCTTTTGATTACTTAGAATGGGATAGAAGAACTATTTGCAATGTATTAAATTTTCCTAAAGAACTACTAGGGGAAAAAGACGGTTCTTCATTAAGTAGCACAGATTCGGCAGACGCAAGAAAAGCATTGATTACAGATGATATACAGCCAGATTTGGTTTTATTACAAGATGCTTTAAATAAATCTTTTATTCCTTTATTCCCAGGTTATGAAGATTCTATTATTGAATGGGACGTGACCGAATTACCAGAAATGCAGGAAGATATGTTAAATCAAGCCAAAGCATTAAAAGAGATTTATACTACTCCAAACGAGGTTAGAACGGTGTTTAAATACGAAACATTAGAAGATGACGGGATGGATGTTGTTTGGGTGCCTTCTGGAATGAAAAGAATTGACGAGGTTAGCGACGGAGTAATTGACAATGCAAATTTATGATACCATGGGAAAAACAAAGGCGTATCTATGAGCGTAAAACTTATAGAATAGTTCAAGAACATGTGTCGCGTATTCTTAAGGATATTCCATATAAAAACGCTACGTTATCTAACTATGAATACGTAATTGATGCTAGCGTTACGAAAGAATCAATTAATAAAATGTATATTGATATTTATAAAACTATTGGTATTGATTACGGAAATAAAGTAAATAATTCTTTAGAAAAGGTAAAAAAGGCAAATGTTTTATTCAATGAATACTTATTAAAGCAAATATTACTATATTTGTCTAATGAAGGAGGTATAAAGATTGTTTCGGTAAGAGATACTTTGGTGAATGATATTGTAAAATCAATACAATCAAGTTTAGGAGAGAATGCAACGATAATAGATTTACAAAACGCAATTTATGCAATTATATCAAAGTCTCAAACGTTTTATAAATGGCAGTCTTTGAGAATAGCAAGAACAGAAACAACAAGTGCTAGTAATTTTGCGGGTTTAAAAACTGCTAAGAATAGTGACTTAGTTTTGGACAAGATTTGGATTAGTGTGCAGGATGATAGAACGCGTGTAAACCCATTCGATCATTTAGACATGGATAACCAAAAACAA